GTATTAGCACTTAATATCAAAGAAATTTGGATTAAGTCGGGACCGAAGTTCACCTCTCAGTATCTGAGTGAGTGTTCTCGGGCGCTAATATGTTGGTTGGGTAACGAGAAGTTTGTTCAAGGTAAAACCTTGATTTCTCTTACCAATTCTGGTCTACCGAAATTACTACCAATTTATCTCAGAGAGATTATTCGAGGTGTTAAACTCGATAAAGGCCCTAGTAAATTAGTATTTCGGGCAGTGTTGACCGCTCTCAGTGTGTATCGAGTCATAGGTTTCGCTCCCATTTTCAAATGGGAGACGATTACCGATCCCTTTAAGGGATCTACTCAGACGCTTCCTGAACAGGAATTGCGTCGGGTATTGGCTCATATGCCTTCCTTGAGATCTCTTCGAAAACCTGACTTTCTGAAAATTTCAGAAAGTTCAGGGCCGAACTATCCACGAGCAACTTGGTCCGCACCACTCGATGCTATCGCCCTTGCCTATCATCCTAAACAGATGATAGCTTGGATACGATGGTGTCGTGCCCACAACTGGGATTTACCAGTTGTGTGGCTGATGTGGATTTTAATTGTAACCATGCCTTTCGTCGCCCTTATCAGGCTCACTTACTTGATTTGTAAATCTTGTAAGATCGGATATCTAGTTCCAAAAGAACTCTATATCGGACGATTGGCAACCGTACTTGAGGCGCGGGGGAAAGTGAGAATAGTAGCCATTGTAGATTATTGGACTCAGTTAGTACTGAGACCACTACATGACTCTATTTTCGGCCTTCTACGCCGCATCCCTCAGGATGGTACGTTCAATCAAGAACGTCCACTGAAGGACCTCATGAACCGTTGTGTCTCTGGACATCGGATTGCTTCTTTCGATCTGTCTGCAGCTACTGATAGACTGCCGGCAGCCTTACAAGTTCAGATTCTGAACTTGTTGGGAGAACCTGGGGATCTTTGGATCTCCTTGCTTCGACGCCCGTATTATTACGTGCGTAAAGACGAAGAAGGGTCGAAAATATCGACTGCATATGAATATGCCGTAGGGCAACCTATGGGGGCATACTCCTCTTGGGGTATGCTCGCTCTAACACATCACATTATTGTGCAGGTCGCTGCTAACCGTGTTGGTATTACCACATGGTTCCGCGATTATGCTGTCCTTGGTGATGATATAATTATCGCCAACGATCTTGTAGCCGAAAGCTATAAAGCTATAATGAACGACCTCGGTGTTGAAATCAACATGACTAAAAGTCACCACGGAAACGTGGCCGAGTTCGCCAAAAGATGGATCCACCCTCTTTTAGGAGAGTTCACTCCTATTGGAGCGGGGAACATTTTGACTGTTGTTCGAAACATACGACTTATGCCTAACCTTATCATGGATTCATTCATGAAAGGTTTCCCGAATGTCTGGAATATAGTTTCACGGTCTGTTGACCACATCACCCATAGTGGGAAATCCCACATGGTTGCTATGGCAACAGCCGTGTACTGTTTAGGACCAAGCGGTATGCTCCATAACGGAACCAAGGGACCAGCCGAATGGCTAGGATCCATGGCGTCCAAATATTATGGAGGAACGGTACACTTACCTAATCTTCTTAATGCGATGCTCTACTCACGTAAAGTGGATAGAGCCGCACAAGTCGATCGGGAAATTGCCCGTAACCGCGAAGCTGCAGAGAAATTCAGATCTCTGTGGTACAGATACCCACTTGCGGGTTGGTCGAAGACCTTCCCGTGGGTAGCACGTATCTCTCCGGATGCTAAGAACCTCAGTTGGTTACTGGGGCTCACTACAGATCTTAACGATCTGGGGGTTCCTAAGAACCCCTTAGCACTTTGGAGGCTTCCTTGGCCTATACAGATTAATTATGAATTAATTTTCTGGGCTGGGGTGCAGCGGATAAGTCCGAGTTTCTATGCCTATGCTGATCCGGGAGAGGAATTACTTCCTCAACCGCCTCAGACAAGCTGGGAGCACGAGCTTAAGCGAAACGCCAATATCATAAAGTGGGCCTCTACGAGACCCGAGTCTTTAGATATGCTTATTCAGACTAGTCTGGATAAGCTGGCGCGGCCATTGGATAGCAATGAGGCACTCAATATGAATGTCGACATTGATTGGAATCGAGAGATGCTGAGTTCGGATTTTGTAAATCGAACCCTTTCGATGCACAGAATGGTGATGGATCTGATCCATCCACCAATACCAGTACAAGAAAGATCCCTTTCTCTGGTTATAAGCCAGGATTCCTCTGGGGGGTTTACCCCCCTGGCCACTCCGCCATACGAAAGTATGGGGCTCGCCTCAACAAGCGAGGTTACAGATGGCAAAGAGGGACTTGCGCGACGCCCACAGTCGGAAAACTGTGATTC